TTGGGTTCCGCTTGTGCCAGGAAACGAAGGAGAAAGCAGAGTATTTCGGCAAAAAGTTTATCAAGCTCTGGGCTGAATACCACCAGTTCAATTTCATTGTTGGTGATCACCTCAAATAAAAATGGCTATGTGGACTAACATTTTTTACGGTGTTGTGGCTCTGGCTCTGGTGTTTCAGATCGTGCTCCTATTCCTGGGGGAAAAGATCCACGGCAAGCTCAAAACCCAGGGCAACTACTCCCTCCTGGGGATCGTGTGCAACACCCTTACTGCTGCTACTGTAGTGGTGTTTTTCGGAGGTGTTTTCAGCACTCAATCAGCTCTCTTTATATTTCTCCTTTTCAACATATTTCTGGGGAAATGGATGGGCTGGAGGACACTAACCAAACGGATCATAACAATAATGGTTCTGGCATTTGTGCTGATAAACAAATACCAGTTGCATATCAACTTTTACAAACAAATTTATAATCTCTTTACGCAATGGTAGATGAAATTATGTGCTTGGATCTCCCAGTAGAGGAGAGGGAGCAAGTAATGAGGGATAACTGCGATCAGATTCTGGAGCGGAGTTATACCAACAAGTTTGACCAGGATGCGATCAACGCTCGGAGGGCAGAATATGCCAATGTAGGCATCCAGGTTGCAGAGCTTGAAAAACAGCTTGCAGAGATCCGTGCCGAATACAAAGGTAAGATCAAGCCCCTCGTTGAGCGGATGAGTGGAATCCTGGAGGAGATCAAATCTGGTGGCGAATGGGTTACAACCGATGTTTTCCTTTTCAAGGACTTTGAAAGCGGTATGGCTGCAATCTATGCCCCCGATGGGCACCTCCTGGAGAAACGCCCTCTTACACCTAGTGAAAAACAGCCTACAATCATGTCGGCAATCAGAAATTTCCGTACTGGTACGGATGATTAACAAACCTTAAACAATTTCAAAGATGGAAGATCAGAACAAAGAGATCGTTGTCAATATCGGCAACTATGACGGTGAGAAACCTATTGAGGTTATCTATCGCAATGGGGAGGCAGCCCCCCAGCCAGCTCCTCTGGCAACAAAGGCTCCAGAGAGCATCAATGTTGAGGGCGTGATCTCAACACCTCTGGATTGGTTGGAAAAGCGTGTTGGTACAATAGACCAGCTCACAGCCAATATCAAGGTAGATCGTGAAAATATGAAAATCACCCTCACTGTGAATGAGCGTGATTTCTACACCAAATCAAAGATCGTGGGCACGGTTGCTTTCACAGACACCTACACACGCTTTGGCATCAACGATGGCACTATAGGATGGCTCCCAGCCAAACTGGGGCAGTTCCTCCGCCTCAATCGTGGCGTGTTTACCGATCGCCAGGAGTGCATGACTCTGGTTTCAAAGCTCAAAAATTTCACCGCTAAGGCAAAGGCGGAGATCCAGAAACAGCGTGATCCCTCTGGCTCTACAGCCGATGTTTACCGCCAGGAGGTAGAAAGCAACCTCCCCAAGAGTTTCACAGTGAACGTGGCGATATTCAAGGGGACTGCAAAGGAGGCTATTGAGGTGGAGTTTGATCACTACCTCAAAGATGGAGAGGTTTTCCTACAGCTCGTTTCCCCTGGAGCCAATGAGCTTACCGAAAGCTACCGTGATCAGTGCATTGATACCGTGCTGAATAAGATCCGTGAAATCGCACCAGATATTGCTATTCTGGAGGTATAACAATCTCATGGCTCGTAAACGTCAAATCCCACTAATGCCCTTTGACACCTTGGCATGGCTCTCCATGCCAGGTGTGAGGGGGCTATCTCCAGAGATCAGATCTCTCTGGGTTGATCTGCTATGCCTAATGTGGGGGAGCGTTGAGCGAGGAGCGTTGCTAAAGCCTAACGGAGATCCATACTCCAGGAGCGAAATAAACCGCCTCCTGGCGATAAATGATGATGGAGTGATAGGAACCCTCATTGATGCTGGATTGTGTGCATGGCGTGATGATGGTGCTCTTATAAGTAGGCAGATTATCCGAGGAGAGGAGATCAGAGCTAAACGGAGAGAGGCTGGGCTGAAAGGCGGAAACGCCACCAAAGCAAAGATGTTATCCGTTGAGGAGCCGAAAGTGAAACCTCCGAAAGTGGAGCCACCAAAGAAACCAGATGTGGATCCAGTCTTACCTCTGATAGCTGATGATCCTCCCCAGGGGGAAACACCGCCACCTCTCACAGAAAAGGAAAAGGCAGCAGCAGAGAAAAAGAAAAAGTATAAATACAGCGATTTTGTAACCCTAACACATGATGAGTATGCCAAACTGGTTGCAGAGTTTGGAGAGGATGCCGTTAAGGGCATGATTGATATTCTAAACAACTGGAAAGGATCAAATGGAAAGAAAACAAAGAGTGATTATTTCACCATACGAAAATGGGTTATAAACGCATATTACGAACAACAGCAACGAAATGGAGTTTATCCACGGCAACATATCGCAACAGCTAACCCAGGAGGAGGCTCTGCGAATAATAAGGGATGCCCAGGCGCAACGCTACCAGCTAACCAAAGAGAAGGAGGCGGCAGCAACGATGAGGCACAGAAAGACTATTCTGAAAGGTTTTAAGTATGATCTTTCAGACCCAGAGGAATATGCCAGACACAGAAGCCTGGTTATGGCGATCGCCAATAATCTCATGCTAAGAGAGCTGGGCACATTCCAGGTTGATGAGCACAATCGAAAAGTGCTCAAATTCTTACTCCTCTATTTCAATGGATGTGCATTGGCAGAGGATGTTTTCCCAGAGGAGGATTATAAGATCCACAAAAATATCCTCCTCATAGGGGAGCCTGGAACTGGGAAAACGCTCCTTATGCAGATCTTTGCGGATTATCTCCGTGAAATTGGTAATGAGATGGTGTTTAGGAATATCAGTGCAACCCAGTTGATGAACTTTCACAAGGTGAATGGGCATATCAACAAATACACCTACAACGAAACAGATAAGGTGGAAACCTATGATGGCTGCAATCCGCTACATATCTGCCTCAATGATCTGGGATTGCAAACAGAGAACCAGAAAAGTTTTGGCACGATGCTAAATCAAGTGATGGATGAGTTTCTGTTTGCCAGGTATGAGATCTACCAGCAGTACCAGAAACGCTTTCATATCACCTCCAACTTAACGGTTAAGGATCTCAAAAGTAGGTTTGAAAAGCGTTTGGTTGATCGTTTCAAATCGTTTAACGTAATTGAGCTGCGTGGAGGCAGTAGGAGAAAATGACACCAGTAGATTGGAATAAGCTCCGAGATTGGGCACATAAAACATCCGTGGAGCATGGTTTCTATGAGGATAAGCCCAGCAACATCCATTTCCTCTGTCTGATCATTTCATAGCTGATGGAGGCGGTTGAGGCTGATAGGAAAAACCATAGGGCGAAAACCCACTCCGAGGATGGGAAAAGGTATGGAATTTTCTCTGATCAGACTTTCCACCCTGGCAACATCTATTTCAAAGAAAACTTTGAGGTGCAAATCAAAAACACCCTGGAGGATGAGCTGGCAGATGTTGTAATCCGCTGTCTGGATATGGCTGGAGCCAATAAGATTGAATTGCCGTATGGCACTCCTCCAGCGATCATAAACCAAGGCAACACGTTCACCGAGAAAATCTGGTTTGTTGTGAGTACCCTGGTGGATAGACGTGCAACCCTCACAGCAAAGCTCCACACTACCATAGGGCACTGTTTCCAGCTTGCAAGGGAGTATAACATTGATCTGGTATGGCATATAAAGAAAAAGATGGCATACAATTCTCTCCGCTCTCCCAAACATGGAAAGCGTTATTGATACCAAAAGTGTGTTTGTCGAACAATCTAACAACAGAATAATGACTAAGAAAGTAGCAAAAAAGAAAGTGATCCTCACTCTCTGTAAGGTGTTTCCAGTAACACACCAGAGAGCAAAACAGCCCACTGGTTTTGAGGAAAAACTGAATTGTGGGGAAAAGATCCACACGATCAGAGGCAACAACAAAGGCGTGTGGGATAGTCGCTATGCCGATATAGCCTCTGGTGGTAAGTATCTCTCTATCCGTGAATGGGAGGGCAGACCGTATAACTCCCAGCAGAGGGAGATCGCTAGGCGTGATCAGATCGGAATGCAAAAAATCACCATGACCTATGGCTCCGATGATGCCATACCCCAGGCATGGGTTGATGGTCGAGAGGTGCCAGTGGAGGCTCTGGCTAAAAACGATGGGCTTTCAGTAGAGGACTTTGTGAATTGGTTTTTTGGCAGCGTTCACGAGGGTAATGTATTTGAGGGCGTAGTAATTCATTTCACAAACTTTCGTTACTAATGGAAATTAAAGGGAAAGTACATTGTTTCTTTGAGCAATCGGGAACATTCAAAAACGAGTTTATTAAACTTGGGATCCCAGCCGAAGATTACGACATTCAAAATAATTTTGGCGAAACAGATCATACGGATGATTTGTTCGCTGAGATTGAAAAAGCCTATGATGGAAAACCCAGCTTGTTTGATGGCATTTCTAAAGATGATTTGGTTATGGCTTTCTTTCCGTGTATCTATTTCTCTTGTGTTAGTCAAATGTTATTTGGATGGAACGCAAAGAATTATAGAAAACTTGATACTAAATCAAAGTCGAATGAAATAATCAAAAGAGCAAACAATCGTTTGACTTTCTATGTGCTACTAATCAAGCTGTATTCTTTAGCGGAGATAATGGGTTTTCGATTGATCATTGAAAATCCCTGGTCTATGCAAACATACTTAAAAGCTAATTTTGTTAAACAGCCCTCTTTAATAGATAATAATCGAATGATGAGAGGAGATTTCTTTGTCAAACCCACAGCTTATTGGTTTGTAAATTGCGAACCAACCAACGGACAAACATATCAATTTGACAAAGAAAAGAAAAGTATAATTCATGCAAAGAAAGGAGCTAAGGCAGGTATCTGTAGCGAGGAACGGTCAATGATAAGCCCCGATTATGCGAGGAATTTTATATGTGATTTCATTCTTGGGAAAACTCAAGAAAAAAACGAAACAACATTATTTGATAATTTTTTTGAATTTGAATAGATCATTTGTTAATGAAAACAAACGCTACAAAAAGAACGGATATATTCCTCATTGATCCCCGAAATATCGTGGTGATGGATGGTTTCAATGTGCGAATTGATTTTGATCTGGATGAGCTTAAAGAGCAGATCAAGGCTGCTGGAGTGCTCAATCCTATAACTGTTATTCCTTTCAAGGATGAGGATGGAAATGAGAGATACAAGCTGGTGGATGGTGAAAGGCGTTACCGTGCTACTATGCTGGCTATAGAGGAGGGTGCAAACATCCCCTTTATCAAGGCTCTCAAAGCTCCGAAAGATAGCACCCCAGAACAACTCTATATAGAACAGATGATGCGAAATGAGGGCAAGCGTTTCACTGAATACGAATGTGCAATCATGTTTCGCAGATTCAAGGAGGAGTTTGGCTATAGCCAGGTGCAAATAGCCGATAAGTTTAAGAAATCGCCAGCGTTTGTGAGCAAATGTCTCTCTCTGCTGGATCTCCCCAAATACCTCCAGGATCAGATCATATCTGGCACCCTTTCCACAAAGGCAGCCAGGGAGATCGGCAACAGCTATGAAACTCCAGGTGCCCAGGTGAGGGCTGCAAAGAGAGCCGTTGCAGAAGCCCAGGAGCAAGGAAAATCCACCGCCACAAATAAGGAGGTTGGCGGATCTCTCAAAGATATGAGGGAGGCAAAAGCGATCTCCGAGGCTCTAAGAAAGGTGTGGGCTTATATGGATGGAGAGAATCTGGTGGATATTGACCGCCTGGCAACGCTCCTGGATCAGAGAGGGAGCCTACATAGAGCCATGAGGGAATACAAGAAAGGAGGTGCAAAATGAGCGACAAATACGGTGTAATCAACATACCCCAGTGGATGATAGATGCCACTCCGATGCCCAGGCTCCCCAGAAAGCAGAAAAAGCGGATCATTAAGACCGCTGGGAGGGAAAACTATAGATTGATCCTCCAGCACATGAGAAAAGTTTATGCCATGTTTGGCTATCGTAAATTCAACATAAAAGAGTTAAAATGAAAGCGTTATTCTTTGACCTGGAAACTACTGGCACATATCCAGGAAAGCATGGGATCCACCAGATGAGCGGAATGATCGTGATTGATGGTGTGATCAAGGAGAAATTTGATTATAAAGTAAGACCCAATCCGAAAGCGGAGATCCTGGATGAGGCTCTGGCTGTGGCTGGTGTAACCAGGGAGCAAATTCTGGCTTACCCTCCTATGGAGGAGATCTACCGTCAGTTTGTGGATCTGCTGGCAAAGTATGTGGATCGCTACAACAAAAAGGATAAGTTTTTCCTGGTTGGCTACAACAACGCCAGTTTTGATAATCAGTTTCTCCGAGGCTGGTTTCTCCAGAATGATGATCAATACTTTGGCTCCTGGTTTTGGAGCAATAGTGCCGATGTGATGGTGCTGGCTACACCGTATCTGGCTGAAAAACGATCAGAAATGAAAGACTTTAAGCAAGGCACCGTTGCAAAGGCTCTGGGGATCCAGGTGGATGATACCAAGCTCCATGATGCCCTCTATGACATAGAGATCTGCAAAGCGATCTTTGACATTGTTTCACCCTACAAGTTATAAACTCATGGAAAAAGAAAAAGATGTGCCCACCGTTGAGGTGGCTGTGGAAAAAGCTCCACGAAAAAGGGTTGTTTTCTCTCCCTACTGGGAAAAGAGAAAGAGAAAGCTGAAAAAGGAGTTTATCCAGAAGCTCCAGGATTCGGCAAACAGTGAGGTGATCGCCTCTGATGAGTATGGGGAGTATCGTGCTGGCTCATTCCTCCATAAGGCTGCAATCGTAACCGTTCAGAGAGAAAACGGATTGTGGAGCCTCCATGTGATGAGTGAGGAGTTTATTTCCTCCGTACTGGTTGAGGAGATCCGTTATAAGTATCTCCCCGATGATCTGTTGATGGCGCAACTCTATGGCACCAGGAAAGAGGCAAACCAGCTCAAAGGTGTTGTGCTCTATGAGATCCCCAAACATATCAAGGGGGCGGAATGATCTATATCGGTATTGATACTGGTACTAACACTGGGATTGCTGTATGGGATAACCGCCAGCGATCCTTTGTTAGTGTCGGTTGTGTGGCGATCCACAAGGCTATGAGGATCGTTGAGGAGTATGCCCAGAAAGCTCTGGATGCTGGCACCAGGTGTATTGTGAGGGTTGAGGATCCGAGGCAGCGCACCTGGTATGAGCCAATGACCAGGGAGGCGGAGCGGAAAAAACTGCAAGGCGTTGGCTCTGTCAAACGTGATGCCTCTATCTGGGAGGACTACCTATCCGATCTGGGAGTAGAGTTTGAAATGGTGGCTCCGAAAAGGAATGTTACCAAGCTATCCCAGGATCGTTTCAGAGTTATGACTGGCTGGCAGAATCGGACAAATGAACATGGCAGAGATGCTGCTATGTTAGTTTTCGGGTTTTGAGAGAATTTTCTGCTTAAAATGTGTTCAACAAACACATTTATTTTGTATCTTTGCAACATACATTAACCGAGTAAATTTTTCACAATGGATATACTGATTATTACTGTTTCTCTCTTTCTGATCCTCATGGTGTTATTTGTGCTGGGAGGGTTAAGGGAAACTCTGGGGGATCATATTGTAAAAATCCTCCCCAGGAACCACTCCCAAAAGGGAGATCAAGTAGATATTTTCCTCAATGGAAAGTATAACAGAACGGCAACGATCTCCAGGATTAGTGCCGATAAGGTGTATATCTACGGCTCAATAGGACTGCCTCTGGACTACAGAGGTCGCTTTTATGCCGTGGGCTTTGATGTGAATGATGGGAGCCGTCTGATTTACCTGGCAAACAGAAAGCATTATCGCTTTGTGCGTGTGGCGGAGATCATACGCAAGGCGTTTGCTGTGATGGATGAGGTGGATAACATGAAGATGGCACCAGTTGATACGGTTGATGAGATCAAGGATAGCCAGGAAAGCGAGGTGAGCGATGATAAGTGAGCCTCTGGAATGGCGTAAGGTTACGGATCTCCATAATCTGCCAGAGAACCCCAGGAGTATCACTCCCAAAGGGATGAAACGCCTGGTGGAATCTATAAAGATCAACGGTTTCTATGAGCATAGACCTCTGGCGATCGTTGAGCGTGATGGGCTTTTGGTTGTACTGGATGGCAACCAAAGGCTCAAAGCTGCAAAAAAACTAAAGCTGAAAGAGGTGCCAACCGTGCTCTACATTGATACAACTCCAGAGGATGAGAGGGAAATTATCCTCCGAGGGAATATAAATAACGGAGAATGGGATCAGAACATTCTCAACACGGAGGATCTTTTCAAAGATGTGGATTATGATGCCATAGGACTTGTGATCCCAGATCTTTCCCTGGAGGAGGAAAAGCCGAAAAAGAGCAAGGCTAAGGCTCCGAAACAAGAGGATGGTCTGGAGGATCCAGATGATGATCCAGCGGATGATGAAAGCGAGGATGAGGATCCCGATGATGAAGCTGATGAGAAAGAGGCTTTCTATCGCTCAATGTTTAAGGATGTGCTATATCCGAGCGATAATATCTTTGAGATCCCCACTCTGTTACTGGAGGAGCAAGCTGGAAACCTGGAGCTGCCTCTATCTCCCTGGGGAGCAAACAGCCGATTGAGAAAGGATGTAACAACGTATCATTTCTACGTTGATGATTATCGTTTTGAGGCTCTTTTTAAGGATCCGATCAAGTTGCTCACAAGTGGATGCAAGGCGGTTGTTGAGCCTAATTGTAGCTGCCATGATCAAACCCCTATCGCCTGGGGTATTCAGTTGATCTATAAGAAACGCTGGCTTTGCCGATACCTCCAGGAGTGCGGTATCAAAGTTTATGCTGATCTCAATGTTTCCCACAAATTCATTGAATACAATAAAATGGGGATCCCCAAAGGATATAACGCCTTTTTTACCCGTGGGCTGGATGGGTGGATGGAGAGCTTAAAATCCGATCTCCAGGTAGCCCAGGAGATCTCTGGACTTGAAAGACCTAATCTGATCGTGTATGGCGGTGGAGATGAGATCCAGGAGTTCTGTAGGAAACATGGGCTGCTGTATGTAACTGATTTTATAAACGCCAAAAAGAAATAACATGGGCAGAAATTCTGGCGGAGTTGTGAATGTGTCTGGTGGTGGTGCCAATGCTGGCATTGTCGCTAAGGCTGTGAAAAATTCACGCTCCATATCAACGATAAATGACCGATCGGTAGCAAAAGAACTGCAACAAGGCATTTCCCGATTTCATGCTGTGCTGGGTGTGAGGGAGAGGAGTGTAAGGATCGCTGATCTCTCTGGCATGAATGCACTGGGTGTAACCTATATCGGAGGAGAGGGCAAGAGTGCTGGTATTCTCCTCAATGAGAAATTCTTTGATCGCAAACGAAAGGCTATCATATCCGATGTGAGAACCAAGCACTACGATACTGGTTTCAAAAACCGAACAAACGCACCTCTCCAGCACACGATCACACATGAGCTGGCACACGCAACCTGGAATGCTCACATGAGTAGTGCCAATGCCAGGGGTGCTAAGAAAGAGATCACCCAGCTCTATCACCGATGGCTGGGAGATAAAAAGAAAAAGGGCTATGGCTCTTATGGTGCTACAAACGTAAGTGAGTTTTGGGCGGAGGCTGTAACCAAAGCTGTGCATGGCAAGTCAGACCGCTACACCAAAAGAGTGATCAACATAGCACGAAAGTATAAGCTATAATCGTTAAATTTGTAAATTATTCATAGAAAGTAAAGTATTATGAAAAAGATCGAACTATCTGCTGATGAGATCCAGGTGATCCATGAGCAATTAAACGGAGAGTTTGGGGCGTTTACAGCAACCCCCAGACAACAGCAGCTCATTATGGGCGTAACAGATAAGGCAGTTGCTTTGGCAGATGAGCTGAATGCCTTTGATGATGTGGGTGAGGATCTGATCGCCTGGTATTATAACAAGTACCAGGAGCAAGAGAAAGAGAATGCCCAGAACGCCCAGTAATACGTTCACCAGGTAAAGAGGATCAGACGGTGAAACGCTGTCTGATTTTCTTTACCTATAAAGTGTGTTTGACAAACACGTTACTACGGAGATACAACGAAAAATGGCAAAGAAATTATTTCAACCTAGAAATAAGATTGGCAACCGCTTTTCCTCCGACAATCAACCAGAGAATAGGAGGAAACCAAAGATCTACACCGTACTGAAAAAGCGGTATGGGATAGATCTGGCAGCCAATGGCGATTTCTCCCATGGGCAGATCCAGGATTTGCTCCAGGCGTTGCTTTGTGTAGATATACGCCAAGCCACTGCCCTAAGCGTTGAGCTAAACCAGGATCTCCAGGAGATAGTTAAGAAGATCAAGAATGGGGAGCCGATCCCTAAGCTGAAAAAGGATGAGGTGATAAGCCAGGTGTTTATTGTCCTCTCCCAGGCGATAAGCCGTGAATCAGCAAAGGGTGAAAGCTCAACTATCCGCTGGATAATTGAGTATCTGTTTGGCAAAGCAACCCAGCCGATCGAAAGTGAGATTAATGCCCAGGTAACAAGCAACGATGTTGATCTATCAGCTCTTTCTGTGGAGGAGCTGATGCAATACAACACGCTCCTGGAAAAGATCAAGGCTGGCAATAATGGCTAACAAAGCGGTATCAGTGCCGATGGCACTTGCAGTCAAGATGGAATTGTGGAGGCGTGGATGCTTCGATTTCATCACCACCAGAGATGGCAAGAAACATGAAAAGCAATCTCTGGCTCTCCAGATATTGACCGATTCAGATCATGTGGAGATCCTTTATGGTGGTGCTGCTGGTGGTGCTAAATCGTGGACTGGTGCCGTTTGGTTGCTTTTTATGTGCCTCTGTTATGCTGGTACTAAATGGTTTGTTGGTCGTGCCGAGCTAAAGAGGATCACCCAATCAACCTATATCACGTTCAAGCGAGTTGCAAAGATGTATGGTGTGCCAGATGATCTCTGGAAATACAATGGGCAACTGAATTACATTGAGTTTTGGAATGGCTCCAGGATTGACTTTCTGGATCTCCAGTTTAAGCCAGGTGATCCGCTCTATGAGCGTTATGGCTCCATTGAGTTTACTGGTGGCTGGATTGAGGAGGGCGGTGAGGTTAATTTCGGTGCCTATGATACTCTAAAAACTCGTGTGGGTCGCTGCCTTAATGCAGAGCTGGGATTGAAACGAAAGCTCTTTATCACTTGTAACCCCAAAAAGAACTGGATGTATGATACTTTCTACAAGCCCTGGAAAACTGGGGTGCTCCTGGAGTATCGCTACTATGTTGCGTGTCTGGTGCAAGAAAACCCCTTTATAGATCCAGACTACATAGAGGGTCTGCGATCAACCTCTGATAAGGTTAAGTTTGAGCGACTGTTTAAGGGTAACTGGGATTACGATGATAACCCCAATGCCCTATGCTCCTATGATGCTATATGTGCTATATTCGGCAATAAGATCTCCGTGCGTACTGGTAAACACTATATCACTGGAGATATTGCACGTTTCGGAGCGGACTATGCGAGGCTGGCGGTCTGGGATGGGTGGACTATCATTGAAAAGATCAGTTTCCCCACCAGCACAACCACCGAGATTCAAACCTGGATTATCAACAAACAGAAAAAGTATAGGATCCCTAACTATCGCTGTATTGTGGATGAGGATGGCGTTGGAGGTGGCGTGGTTGATAATTGCGAGATCCAGGGCTTTGTAAACAACTCTGTTGCTCTGGCTGGAGAGAATTACAGAAACCTCCAGGCTCAATGTGGCTACAAGCTGGCGGAGCATATAAACGCCAATGAGGTAGGTATGGAGGAGGATATTGTAAGCCAGGCGGAGAGAGAGGAGATCGTGCGTGAGCTGGAACAACTGCAAACCTGGAAAGGTGATAGTGATGGAAAGCTCCAGCTAAAGCCGAAAGAGGAGATCAAAAACGATATAGGGCACTCCCCAGACTGGAGGGATCTGTTTCTTATGCGATCCTGGTTTGATTACAATGAGGTGGAGATCCCCGACAATATAGAGCAAATTTTAGGTTTAACTTGAAAATAAACTGATATGGGTTTAATCAACGCAATTCAAAACGAGATCAAGGCTGCTGTGGGCTATCAACAGTCTTTTGCCGAGCTGCTTGCATCCAGGGATGTAACCAGGGCACTATCTATGATGCGTGATCGCTCTGAATCCGCTGCCAAATTCCGCAAGGAATATGAGATCAACACTCATAAGGTGATGGAGCGTGAGGATCGTGCTGTGTACGACAAAAAGGGCAATTTCCTCCGCTGGAGCAAGCGCAACAAAATTCCTATCCCTTACCAACCTTTCATCAATGAGATCGCCCTGGTTTTCCTCTATGGCAGACCAGTGAAATGGAGCCAGGGATCCGAGGGCACCGATGATGCTTTCTCCTATTACCAGAACCTCATGGGGGAGATCCGTTTCAACTCTATTATTAGGGAGGCGAAACGTGCTGCTGGAGCGGAGGGTGTATCTGCGATCCTCTATCATTGCTATAAGGATGAAGATAACAACCCCAGGCTCCTCCTCAATCTCCTTTCCCACGAAAACGGAGATACGATCTACACCGTCAAAGACCAGTACAAGCGTTTGACCTCATTTGCCTGGGGCTACTATCTTACCGAGGCTGGCAATCGCACCGTGTATCATGTGGATATTTACACCGCTGATACAATCTATCGTGCCAAGCGTGAAAGTGTGGGATGGGAGGTGCTGGTTATGCCCAACCCAGTAGGCAAAATCCCAGTGTTGCTCTTTGAGCAAGTTCCAGAGCACTCCAGCGTTCAACCTCTGATCGAAAAGATAGAGGATAGTGAAAGCACCGAGGCTGATGTGATTGATCGCTTTGCCAACCCAGCGATGGTGGCAACAGCGGAGATCCTTAATTCTCTGCCTAAAGCGGAGGATGAGGCAAAGCTGTATATCCTCAAAAACGGTGGCGATGTGCGTTACCTTACATGGGATCAAGCGAGCGAAAGCAAGCGCAACCAGTTTGAACGTCTGGATAAACATATCCTCTCCAAGTCGTTCACTCCCAACATAGATTTTGATAACATGAAAAGCCTGGGCAACCTATCGGCTAAGGCTATCCGCAAAATCATGTTGCTTGCAGTCATCAAGGCGGAGCGACACAAGGAGAAACACGATGGCTACATGAATCGCCACGCCTCCATTATGAAAGCCATAATGGGGAATGTGCTGGACTATCGCAACAAGGCTCAATATGATGCCCTGGTGTTGCGCCATGAGTTCCAGGAACCGTTTGGTGATGATGTGAGTGAAATGCTTGCCGATCTCTCCAAGCAGTACAATGATGGAGCGTTGAGCCGTGAAACCTACCTGGAAATGTCTTATCTGGTTAAGGATGTTAAGGCTGAAATGGATCGTATTAAGCAAGAGGAGGCGGAGCGAATGGCTCAACAACTGGAGCAACAGAGAGAGCTGAATAAAATGGATGCTTTTGGGGAGGCTGAATGATGGCAAAGAAAGTAACACCGAGCAAACCCCAGCACTCTTGCCAGGATTGCAAACACGCTACCGACTTTCACAGCAAGGCTTTGGATGGGCACTGGATTTTATGCAAATGCTCTTTCCACAAGTATAGCAAGTTTCTGACCAGGGATCATTGTGAACATTTTAGCCATAAATGATTATGCCGAAATTGGACTTTAACCAGATGCAAAAGCAGCTATTCAAACGCACGGAGGGATATGCTGCCAAAGTTCGCTCTATATACCAGAGGATGCTCTCACAGATCATTGACCTGGTAAAAGATGTGGAACTGGAGGAGGGAAAGCCTTTCTCCTTTTCGGAGTATGGATTAAGCGATGAGGTGACACCGCTTTTCCGCTCAATGTATAGCAGCACCTACCAGGCGATCAAAGAGGGGATCGGCAAAGAGTGGCTGATGGCAAATGAGAATAACGATGCTCTGGTTAAAGCCATTTTCGGCAAAGGATCTATCGAGGATCACCACTTTGCCAAATTCTTCATGCGCAACATGGAGGCTATGGATGCTTTCTTTGCCAGGAAAACTGGTGATGAGGGGCTGGATCTATCTCAGAAAGTCTGGAGGTACACTGGTATGTATAAATCAGAGCTGGAAATGAGCCTGGATCTGGCTATCGGAGAGGGCACACCAGCAAACCAGTTAGCCTCAAAGATCAAAAAGTACCTCAATGATCCAGATCGCTTTTATAGGCGTTTTCGTGTCAAGATCGGTGAAAACGATGATGGCACTCCGATCTGGGGCTACAAGTGGAAACGGAGGGTATTTGACAGTGAAAGTGGTGGCTATAAGTGGATAGATGATAACCCCAAAAACTATCACCCAGGGAGGGGTGTTTATCGCTCCTCCTCCCGAAATGCCCAGAGGTTAGCCAGGACTGAAACCAACATTGCATATCGCACCGCTGATTATGACAGATGGCAGCAGCTCCCCTTTGTGATCGGTGTGGAGATCAAGTTGAGCAATAATCATCCAACGGAGGATATTTGTGATGATCTGAAAGGGATCTACCCAAAGGATTTCAAGTGGACTGGCTGGCACCCTAATTGCCGTTGCTACATGGTGCCAGTGCTGGCAAACAAAGAGGATGTGAGCAATATGGTTGATAAGATCCTGGATGGAGAGGATCCTGGCACCGTTCACCCTGGAGGAGCCGTTGAGGAAATGCCCGATCAATTCCAGGACTGGATCAAAGCCAACGAGGAGAGATACAACCAAGCGGAGCAGAAAGGCACATTGCCCTATTTTATCAAGGATAACAAAAAGGCGGTGGAGCAAATATTAAAGCCTCCTACGCCAGAGGAGAAACACCACCAGGAATTAGTAGCCAAGTATGGGGAAAGTGCCGTGCAGAGCCTCTATGACGCTTACAAGGCGTTTCTGGATAAGATCTCAACTGGAGATCTGGATTATCAGATAAAGAAACTCAAATTTGAGGCTCAATGGGTAGCCGATAAAAACAAGTTTCCGACCTCTCCAGAAATGGTTAAGATGCTCAATACTCAACTGGCAAAGGTGGAGGCTCAAAAGGATCTCCAGTTGGCGATTGCTGATGCTAATACCGTTCTGGGATTCCAGAGCAAGAGTAAACCACTCAAAGAGATCCAGGCGGAGCTGGCTGATGCCATAAGCCAGGGAGCGACTGCAAACGAGATCCGAGCGATTACTGCCAGAGGTAACGCTAAGATCCTGGCGATTGAAAAGGCAAGGCTGGCGAAACTGGCTAAAACTGCTGGAGGTGATGGATCTGTGATTGATCTCTATGCTACAGCAGAGGAAAAGTTGGAGCTGGCAAGGCTCCTGGATGCTTACAATGCAGAAATGGCTGCCTCTGGTAGTCAGTGGGCGTATAATGTCAATGCTGCCTACATGAGGATGGCAGACTATAAGAAAGAGCTGGCTTTGAAATATCTCTCAAAGCAAGGGCGATTGGTTAAGCTCAATGGGGAAACCGTTGAGAGTGCCCAGAAAGCCCTGGAGGAGTATCTGGATGCTCCGCTCAATCATTCCGCTATGACACCAGTAGGAGGGCGTTTCCAGCTCACAGAATACTGTTACAATAAAACAGAGATCGCTGAATTTTCCAGGCTTACTGGTATTAGTGAGGATGAACTGGGATTGATCAACCGCTATAGCCGTGGATCCAAGTGGATCAATCGTTACAGTTATGGCGTTCCAGATCCCTCCTATGGGCGTGTTGTGGATTATGATGGGCTATGTCCTAAGTATATCCAGGCAACAAACGCTGTATTGGAAAAGCTGCCACGCTATGAGGGTACTGTTTTCTCTGGGATCTCGTTTGAGGAGGGTTTTCTATCAACCTATATAGCCGATATGCAGAAATGCCTATCCTCTGGCACTCCCTATGTGAATAAGGCTCTGATGAGTTCCACCACCAACATAGATAAAACCACCATGTTTGGTGATAACCTTATGCTGGTGATCAAGAGTAAAAAGGGAGCCAATATAAAGCCGATCTCCTATTATCCCAGTGAGGATGAGATTGTGTTTAGAGCTGGCTCCAGGTTCAAGGTACTCAAAGTGTACCAGGAAACTACTCAAAAGTATGGATTTGGTAGGGGCTGGGTTGTTGAGCTGGAGGAGCTATAAAAGAAACGGATCCAAACTGCCTATGCAATCTGGACCCGTTATTGTCTGGTGCTGTTGGTTATCGTTTACCAGTTTCAAACACCTTTCCCCAATCGGTTGTATCTCCATAAGGATTGGGGGCTTTACCAGGTAAATACTCCTGGATAAATTCCGCTTTCCATTGCTTGTATGCCTCTGCCAGGGATCGGCTTGTGTCGCACTGATCCAGGTAGGAGGCATGGAAATTTCTCTCATACTCCCAGAGGGAGGCTGCCAGAGGCATCTCTGTGTTTCCTATGTAGGGGTTTTGGGGTTCTCCTTTGTACCAGCGATAGTTTGAATAATCCTCCGTGATCCCAGAGAAAAATCCAGCGTTATTCCAATCTTTTGCCATATCAGATAGATGTTACTATGTTTATTCCTTTGAGGATGTATATACAACCCTCTTGCTGCTGCCAGGTGTATTTGTGCCTGGGATCCTGGATCTCTGAATTGAGATCGGCAACCAGAGCTTTAACTGCTTTGATCTTTTCCTCCATGATGATCCTGGCAACTATCTCTGGAGGAATGGTAAACGTGATTTTCATTTGTCTGGGAGCACGTTTTCATAGAAACGCTCTATCACATTACGCATATCCCTGGGGAGCCTGGAGAGAGTGGAAAGCCATATCTTCTCTGGTATATCCCAGATCGCCTCTGCCATTGCTCCAACGATAGCTCCTATTGTGTCGCTATCTCCACCAATGGCGATGGCTCTGCGTATCGCATCCTCAAATGAATCTGCGTAAAATAAAACCCAGAAACATACTGGTAGAGTGCCCTGGCACGTTTCATCAAATTTGCCGATCTCTGGGGCTTTCAGCTCCCAGCCTGGGTAATATCGTTGAGAGATCTCCATAAGCTCACTCCCTCTCATTCCGTGTCTGCCAGCCCAGATCATGTGAGCCACACAAACGGCTCCTTTTACACCCTCTGGATGGTTGTGGGTGATCATTGCAGTCTTTTCTGCCTCCTGGAGCACTTGTGAGAGATCATCAAATGCCCAGGCGATAGGGCTTACTCTCATAGCGGATCCATTCCCGAAACTGTTATAAGGCTCTGGGTGCTCTGACTGGATCCACTGGGCAAACCTACCTCCATAACCGCCTTTGGGATTGGGGTACTTTCTACACCAGCGTAAGAGATTAGCCATATAGCACGGATCTCCATCATTCCTGGTGATCCGTCTGTTAATTGCATCTGCTATTGCAATAGTGCAAATGGTATCATCAGTGAAAGTGCTCCCTGGAGAGAGCCAGGGAAAATCATAATCCTGGGTGTTGTGAAATTCGTATGGTGATCCCACAATATCACCTATTATCGCTCCGATCATCGTTGCCTCCTTTCTTTATGCCTCTGTTGGTTTCTTTTGAATGTAGTGTGCCCTTTCTGATAGTGGCACGTCTGCCAGTGTATTCCCCATCATTGAGGGTATTCCAGAGCGTTTCTCTGGCGATCCCTACCACATCCAGGGGGAGCACATCATATATGGCTGCCACGCTGCCAAAATAATAGTGTCGCTTTCCCTGGTATGGCTCATGGAGTTCAACGTGGATTACTTTCCTTTGCTGTTTCATACTAAATGCGTTTATCAGACACAAAGGTAACTATTATATTTAATATAACAAACCTTTGAGCCGTTTTATTTCTGCTTTTAGGTTCTCATTCTCTTTTTTGAGCCGTTCTATCTCCTCATGTGGTGTGGGTGAAGCGTTACAAGTGCATTGATCCAGATCTCCACTTACAGCAACCGCCATACAGCCAGGGATCAGCACACGCCCCACGCCACGCACACGGATATAATGGCATTTCTCACTCATTACAATCTTTAATTTTATGCGTCAAAGATTGAGATAGTATCAAGTATTCATTACTACATAATACAGCCTTACAAAGAGCATCGCCAAGTTTTTCGCCATCACACCAACTACACTCACATTGTTCACAGCGATTTGCTGGATTATCAGATATTTTGGCTATGTAAACCTCACTCTCTATTATAAGTCCATTTAATTTATTCATTGCTCCATCGGTGAATTATACTTTTCAATGCTGGTTAATCGTTGCCGAATAAACCAGAATAGATCACACTCTTTCCAAGTCTTACATACGATCCAGCGAAATGTTGGCACTGTTAGCCAGGTAGGATCTGGGGCAGCATCCTCAAAGGTGAAAACAGCATAATGATCAGCCCAGAGAATCCGCCATATTGCTAAAAGTTTACTCATTGCTTACCGATAGCTCGTTTAACATCCTCCCTCTGGGCATATTCTTTCTGGCGTTCCCTACATTCATCTACACTCTCCAGAAACTCCTCACTCATTTCAATGCCATACTCCAGGCACTCATCAAATATAATCAGATCCTCATGGCAGTTTGAGCAAACGCCATTATACATTTTGCATCCGCAATCTGGGCAATAACTCATAATAGTTAGTTTTACTTGAATATATTAAACTCTACACTCACAAACTTATCGGCTGGCAGATCCGCTCTGTCTATCTCCAGGAACTTAATTAGGCTATCTTTGAGATAGTATCTGCCAGGAGCCTCTTTCAGCATATCCAGGAGAAAAACTGGTGATCCAGGAAATCAGCTCTCTTTGTTAAGATCTGAACTGGGATCCCTCTGGAGTTAGCGGTAAAGATCGCCTCCAGCGTGAGATCTCTGGTTTCCTGGAGCATTGGATCACTTGTGAACGTAAAGAACAATCCAGAGGCTTGCAGAGCCTCCAGGTTGGCATCTATCTCCCTGGTGAAAACCTCCAGGGCATGATCCCGATCCTTGAAACACTTTTTGAGCTGGGCTTTATCACTCCAGACCTTTGCCAGGAATCCCTTTTTGCAATAGCAATACTCGCAATCGTTGGAGCACCCAGTAAAGAAATTGCAAGCCCAGGCAGCATATTCCCCAGCCTTTCCGCTGGGGTTGTATATCGCGTTTCCGTTAAAGCGTTTTACTGATTTTTCCATATTTTATAATTCAAATAGTTTACCAAGCATTAGAGGCTCAATAGATGAAAACATTATCATGGAGATCTGATTGAATCTATAACCGAATTTCAAAAAACCTCTGTGGCATACATTGCCATATCTTACCAGTTGCTCTCTCTGCTTTTCGGTTATTCTTACCATCGGTTTTTGAGAGTACCCATCGTAATGTATTATATCTCCATGAATCTTTACCCAGCCTTTTTCCTCCAGCCAAACATCCGCATTGCAATCTACCTCATTGGGGATCACTCTGGCTTGTAAAAGGGCATCGGCTATCTGAATATGGAGCATATTTGCATATTCTCCATTAAGACCATAAAAATCCCCACTCGGAGATAACCAGCCAGCATCATAGTTATCAGTGATCTCCACTGGTTGAATAATGCCGTTGTTGAGCGTTTTCGCAATATCCCTTTCGCTCTGTAGGAAACGATCCAGCAAATCAAATCTGTAGTTACGTCTGGCGATCTCCTGCTTTACTGACTTATCATCAAACAAAAGGGTTGTAAGCTGGGTGTTAAGATCTCTCACCTGGTAAGGCATAACAAATCCATCGGGGATCTCTCCAGGATATGCCTTGCCCAGCCATTCAATAACAGCCATTTTCTTAAAAGCCATTTCAGAGAATTTGCGTACCCCATTGATCGTGGTTTTAATATTTGCCAGGATGTTATCCTCTGAACCATCCATAAACGGATCAATCAGATTCTCGCTATCACCATCATAGAAAAATCTTAATAGGCGATCATAAGAAACTGTGATCTTAAACTCTCCATCCGCATCTATAATGGCTTTTCGCAGATGATTGAGTGCATTGATCCACTCCTCCGCATCCTCTCTCATGTTTAGGATCTGTTGCCCAGCCCACTCCTCAATATAGAATGGAGGGTAAAGATCTTTCATGTCTGGGGTGTATTTGCTTACATTAACCGAAACTTTATCTTTGTCGGTGGTTATGATCAGCTCTCCAGAGAGGATCTTTAATGCTATATCTCTGGGGCACCCTACCAAACTATCCTGGATAGCTGATAGAGCTTTGTTAGGATTCAGATTCATTGTTAGGTGCTCTCTGGCTATCTTTACTATAATCCTGCCAAAATTTTCACCCAGTGTAAAATGAACTGTATGAGTTTTAGTTTCCATCATTTTCCGAATTGATTACAATTACTAAGTTACTCCCCTCTGGCATCCGAAAAGCCTTATTAAAGAGTTTCTGGCACCGTCTGGGAGGGTTGATATATCGGTGGTGCATTTCATCAAACATGGTGCAATGCCCTTTCCCTGGGTTGGGAGATAGTCTGGAAGATCCACTGTTAAACCAGGGGCATGATCCGCAGCTCCCTGGTTTATCGTAGAATGTTGTGCCGTTTATGGTGATCATCGAACCTCTGAATTTTTACAGAGTACCACATCACCATCAATCCAATCCCAGGGGAAGATAGCACGGTGTTTCAGTGCCAGCTCGGTTGCAGTCTTGTTGGTTGTATAGCGATCTTTCCCATCCTCGTTGAGTACCAGGATCTCATCCTCCTGGTTGTTGAGGCATACCACCTGGATATATCCATCCACATACATTTGTAGTTCCTCCAGGGAGAAATCCGTGCCGTTTTGGGGCTGGATTGTTACGTGGGATCCATCTGCTTTTATCAGTGTTGCCATTTTAGATATATTGATTTATAAAGTTGATCATCTTTTCAATTTTGCTGGTGGCAAATAGCCTCTCATGGAGGATCCGTTTGCCCTCTTTCCATTCCCTATAAAACTCATAGTAGGGAGGGTGTAATGTGTTGTCTGCTCTGATCACCCACGTTTGCATCCCGATCTCGGTTACATACCGTGAAATGTGCTGGCAGCTCTCCTCTGGATCCAGGACAAACACGCCTTTGTTTACCTGGATAAAACAACCCTTAATCATGCTCATTCTGCTTTTGGTGGATATTGCCGATCACTTGTAAGCGATCAAAGGGAGGCAGCGCAATGAACGTATAGCCATCCCAAGCACAAAAGGCACATTCATTCTCATTCCAGCGGATCTCAAACGGCTCTCCTCTCTCCAATTTGCCATCCTGGGTTATGTGCTCATACCTGGCAATATCTCCCTCAAAGATCAGCCGATCCGCTTTATCCTTTTTGCCTATGTATTGCCCAACGGTTTCAGCATCCACCTCCAGGGAGGATCCGTTGCTGGTTCTGATATAAGGCTTTCCCTGGCAGTGCCAGAGATCGCCCACATACCAATACGCTCCATAGGGGAAACGCTTTAGCCCTCTGAAAAGGATCCGCCTCATTTTGATCCTCCTTTCTCCACATAGTGGTTACACTTGCTTTTCTTATTGTGGAGTGTTTTACCAGTCCAAGAGCAATAGATCCCCGATCCATATCTCATACCGTGTTTGCATGATCGGCAAATGGAGGGTGCTGCCTCTTTCCTGGCTCTGTGAACGCCTTGCACATAGCCAGGTTCCGCACGTCTTACATCATCATATTTCGCCTGGGCTGCTGTCTTAATCACCCTGGTAGGGGTATCAAGAAACTGAATATCCAGCCCTCTTTCCTTTGCATCTTTTTCGATCACTGAACGGATCGCATCTTTAAGTATTCCCATTATCGGTGTTGCATTGTGGAGGGGATTGCTCCCCTCCTGGTTAAAGTCCGTTTGTTATCACATTTAGAGCCATCATTGCTACTCTGTAGGCATCCGTCTGGAGGATATTGAAATAAGTGTAAGCCTCCATCGGTTCCAGCATTATCCTTTCGCCATACCCATTATAACCAGCATTTCCACTATTTATCATAGCTGCCTCCCTGGTATCAAAGATCACCGCAATTCGGTTGGCTGGAGCAACATCGGCTCCCTGGTAGCCATTACCCTCTCCACAATAACAATAGAGCTTATCTGGAGTGGTTTTACCTCCAGCATAGCCAGCGGAAACCCATTTTTCGCAATTCTCAATAGCAAGTTTACCGTATCTCTTTGATCCCTGGATCAACTCCTCAAAAAGTTCTTTCTGTCTATCGGTAAGAGTTAGGCTCTGGAGCTTGTTTTCTGGTGCTCCCATAAGCGTAAAAACACGCTCATTTTTTGCGTTGTAATAGTCAATATCATACTGGATCTCAAATGTGCAAAGGTTATAATCCCAGCCTTTTACCATACCAGTATATAGGATGTTTTCCTTTTTGTCGGAAACGGCAACGATCTCTCCGATCTTAAATTTATTTTCTGCCATGATCTGCTTTCCTTTTGTGGGGAGGGTTGCCCCTCCCCTGGTGGTTTTAGAATTGATAGAGATAGCTTACTTTTCCTTTGTGGAGATACTTTCTGCCTCCCTTTTGTCTGGTTTCTGAATCTCGGATCTCGGTGGCTCCGTGTGTTTTGAAATACGCCATGTATTCAGAGGCAGTGGTGAGGTTGTTGGTTTTGATGATCGTATCAGCTTTAACAACTGTTTCCGATCTTTCCACTGTGTGATTAAACTCCCTGGGAGCATCCTTAAAACCGAAACAGTTTGTACACCAGTTTTCGGTTACTACTTTGAGATCCATCCCAGCCTCTTTGATCAGCTCTGTGGGATCGTTGGGGAAATACAGATATTCTCCGCTGTAGTTAAATGCCCATTCTCCAGATACCAGAAAGGCGATAAGATTGCTGATCTCGGTGCGTGATCCGTAAACCACATAAACAATTTTTGTTTCCATATCTTTCTTTTGTTTTTTTTAATTCGGTGTTGCAATCAGTTTGAGTTATCTGTGTTTCTCAAACACATCGCAAAGTTAATGTGTTTTATTTAATATACCAAACTTTTCAGCAATTATTTTTCAAGTAAAATTTACCTGGTTAATTTAAGTAACTGAAAAATAGTTTATTTACCTGGTTAATTTTGTGTGTCTGCCAAACGCATTTATTGGAGGAAAATTATTATATTTGCACCATTCTATAATTTAATCAGTATCAACGATGAACAAAGCACTCTACACAAAGGTCAAAGACCGCTGTAAAGACACTCATTTATCGGAGAAGTACCTTAAAGAGATCACCGAAAGCATCGGTGATGTCGTAGAGGATGATTCTACCGATGAGGAGCTGATCGAAAAGATTGCAACCAAGATCGTGAATATCGCCAAATCCAGCCAGGGTGAGGCTACACGATGGGCGCAGAACGCAAAGGAGAACGCCAACCAGAGCAAAGGTGGGGAGGGAGAATCCAAAGAGGATGAAGATCCCGACAAGGGCAAAGGTAAGGGCAAAACGGAGCGCAACGATGATCCACACGCAGAGGAGATCAAAAAGCTCAAGGAAAAAATTGCTGAAATGGAGGGCGAAAAGTCTAAATCTCAACGCTCCTCCGATATTGCAACCGCAATGGAAAAGCACAAGATCCCCAGCTATCTCCGCAACCGCCTGGCTAAATCAATCTCCGATGAGGAGGATATTGAGGAGGCTGTGGCTGCCATTAAGCAAGATCTCATTACAGATGGTCTGATGCCCAAAGATGGGGAGGGCGAAAAAGCAGCAAGTGAAAAGCAAGTTGATGAGGCTGCCGATAGCTTGCTGGAATCAATAACCGCAAAATAATTAACAAGTAAAGATGAAACGCAAGAAACACTCTTTCACTGGATCACGCCCGATCTTTACTGGCTCTCCCTCAAAAGTGATCGGAGGCTTTAACCTGGATAGGAGCAATCAGAATTTTGCTGATGGCGATATTATCCCTGGTGGAGTGCTGGCGATCTATGATGAGGAAACCAGGCTGGTGCAAGTGATCAAGACTGCAAAAGTCGCTGAAATTGACTCCGAGGATCCTAAGCAGATCACTCTGGCTGTCGATGAGTTCTATGCTCCTTTCTTTGCTGTTGGTGATATGATCCTCAAAGAGGGTGCTGCTGCCACGGCAATAGCAAGCGTTCCCACCGTAACAAAGGTGGAGGAAAAGGGCAACATCTACAAAATCACTCTGTCTGCTGCTATCGCTGGTCTGGCTGTGGGCGATGTGCTGGAGGAGGTTATCTCCGATGGTGCTGCCACTCCCAAATCCAAATCCAGAGGACTTGCCAACTCTGTAACGGTGGCAGACAATGAGGTTAAGGAATTTGAAACCTCAATGGATGTTTCTGCTGACACTCTCCAGTATGCCCTCTATGAGAGGCGTGTGCTCCCAATCCCTGCCAGCCAGAAAGATGAAACTGGGGCTTTCCTCAAAGCCAACCCTCATGTGAAATTCACTAAATCACACTAACGGTAAACTATGAAATCAATTTTTTCAACATTCAAGGGGTTGCACAAAAACGGTGTTCCTCTGGATCTCCTGGCAACCTGGGGAAAAACATTCGATAAAGCCTCTGAAAGGGAAGTGGCTCTCTTTGAGAAAACCTACTCCGATCAGTGGTGTACCTACAACACACCCCAGATGTCGCTCACTGCGGAGGCTATTGTGGGTAAGTATCGGTTGCGCCTTATGGCTACTCTGGTAGGCAATGAATCCCCCACACCTTTGAGGCGTTCTGATGGTTTCGATATATGGACTGGTGAGATCCCCAGGATCGGACACACATTCCAGCTCCAAGCCAGGGAATACCGTAAGATGCTGGAGGTTTATGAGAACCCCAGGATCAAGGAGCGTGATAAGGTAAAAGCCATTGAAAAGACTTTCCGCAACGATATGCAGAACGCATATCTGGGCTGTAAGGATGTGATGGACTTTATCCTCCTCACTGCTTTCTCTAACTGGGGTGTATGCCAGTTTATCCCAGCGGTAAACAACCCTGGCGGTCGTGCGTATGAGGTGGATTACCAGATGAGCGAGGCAAACAAACTGATGAGTGCCTACCTTTGGAACACTGCAAACACCGCTGCTGGCAAGGTGAACCCGATCCTCATGCTGTCTATGATCTGCTCTGATCTCCGCAACCGTGGCATTGAGCCTGGCGAAATTCTGATGAGCCAGGATCTCTACACCTGGATCCGTATGGATGAGAGCACACGCCTCATGGCTCATGGCAATGATAAAAAGGCTCAGACTGTCAAGGTTTCAGAGCTTAACGATTTGCTGGAGGAGAACCAGATCCCCCCGATCACTGTGATCACACGAAAGATGGGCATTGCGAAGGATGGCAAACGCTATCCTATCCAGCCCTGGAATGCTAACTTTATCGGTATCAAGCCCGCTGGCGTTGTCGCTGAAATCCAGCCCGCCATTGAGGATAGTGAGCTGATGGAGGAGGACAATGTGGACTACTTGAACGCTGGCAACGGCATTCGTATTTCTAAGTGGCGTACTGGTGCCTCTGGCAACCAGGTTGCTGCTGAATACACGGAGGGTGCTGCCAGGATGCTCCCTCTGGTAACAGAGATTGATGCGATCGTGTGTCTGCAAGTTCGTGGCTTTGAGGAAAAGACCGTTCCCAACGATGAAAACGGTGTTGCACGTTCATACTGGACTAAAGCCGAGTATGAGGGTAACGCTGGATTGCCCACCGCCTAAATTTCCGATGTATGCTTAAACTGAAAGTTGTAACAGACTTTAGGGATCGTGATAATGTTGAGCATATCCACCGCAAGGGTGATGTGCTCACATTATCCGATCTTAACCGTGTCAATGACATGGTAAGTCGCAAACTGTGTGTGATCGTATCTGTGGAAACTCCCACACCCTCCGAGGCTCCCCAGGCTAAGGTGATGGTAAGTTTCCAGGGTGCAAGCTATGAGATCAACGTGATCAAGGAGGCTCTGGCTGCTATCGGTGTATCGGTGGCTGCTAATGCCAAAGCTAAGGGCGTGGAAAACGCTCTCTCCAAGCTCACAGAGGAACAAACCCAGGCTCTCAATGATGCCCTAACCCAGGAGTAAGAGATGGAGAATCTGACAAAGTTTGATGCCCTAATCGGAGAGCTGGAGCCATACACTCCAAATCGGCTCACTTTGATGAAAGCCCTGGCGGATGCCAATGTTACCGATCTGGATGCTGAATACACCCAGGAGGACAAAAAGCCTATTGCCGTGGCTGCAATCAAGGTGCTCAAAAAGCTGATCGTGCTCTCCAGTGATAGCCTGGGAAAATCCTCCCAGGGCTACAATGTAGATAAGCTGGAGAAAAGGATCAAGGCTTTGTGTACTGAAAACGATCTGGATGCTGATGATTTTGTTGATGATCTCCCCTCAATTACTGATGGGTCAATGTACTGGTAGCAATGAGGATCAACGGCAAATTCTTATACCAATCGCTCTCCCAGGTAGCCAGGGATCCCGAAACTGGATTGTACTCCAGTGATGATGGATCTGACTGGCAACCTGGATGTGAGTGCCAGATTGATAATGTGGTGCCAGCAAAACACTTTATCGGCACTGATGGGCAAGAATACACCTACAACTATAACGTGTTTATCCCAAAGCACTTTTCTGGAGTGGGTGATCTGGCTATCGGTGTGCTGATCAAAGTGATTGGAGAGAATGGCATTGAGGATGAGTTTGAGATCAAAAGCCTGGATCTGTTAAACCGCAAATACATTGAGCTATGGGGATAACGCCACAATTCAGTAAAGGAGCTGTGTTTGATGAGGTGATGCTATTCCAGAAACGCCTGGAGCAAGCCACGATTTTCACTCTGCAATATCTGGGTGAAAGTTTGGCTAAATATGCCAAAGATAACCACAACTACACTGATAGGACTGGCAATCTCACTAACTCAATCGCCTATGCTGTGGTAAAGGATAAGGAAATAGTTTACTATGATGCGACAAACCAGCCTGGAGAGGGTGCGGAGGAGGCGTTAAAGCTGGCTATGAAAATAGCATCCTCTTTGCCCAACAAATTCTCCCTCATTATAGTAGCTGGAATGAATTATGCTGCCTATGTAGAGGCTAAGGGATATAACGTGATCCTCCCTGCTGAACTCAAAGCTAAAAAGGAGTTTCCGATCGTGGTAAAAGAACTGATAACCAAAGCCAAGCAAAAGGCTCTGGAGAAATTTGGAAATGTAGCATGATAACAACCGAGGAAATAGCAATAAGAGTTTTCCAGTTGCTCCAGGAGAGCGATGTGGCAAAGATGATCTCTGGATGCGTGGACTATGAGCGAAACGATTACACCCAGGAGGATGTGATCATTGTGCCTCATACCATTGACGGAGAGGGATCCGTGCGATTCGGTCAAATCAATGTGAATATCCATGTGCCAGATCTTACTATCTCGATGGGGAGAGGAAAATCAGTAAAGAGAACCAACACCAAACGGCTCATAGAGATCCGAGCAAAGGTGATCGAGATACTGCAAAACCATTATGAGAGAGGGATGGGCTATAACTGGAATATAGGGAGGCTCAATCCACCGATCAAGGAACCAGATCACGATGAGCATTTTGTTTCACTGGCTCTGGAGCTAACAGTAAGAGATAAAAAGTGTAACCAATAAAAACAAAGAAACCATGCCTATATTATCAACAATGGGTCTTAAAAAGATCTGGATCCATGAGGCTCTTTCGGATGGCTCTATGCCTCCTAACGGAAATGAATGGCTTGACCTGGGCGATGTTTACCAGGACACTTGCCAGCTCGTTGATAATGATCCCGAAATCACCGAGCACAAATCTGAAACCTCCAGCAAGCGTATCACGCTCACTGGTGAAACTCCCACCAACGTACAGCTCTCTCTGATGGATCCCGATCTGGAGCTGATGGCTCGTTATTTCGGTGGTACTATCACTGGATCGGAGGGTAAACGTAAATGGGTACGCCCCAGGAAACTCCCCTACAAGGAATGGGCTGTATGGCAGCAGCCAGAGGAGGGTTTGATGGTCGGATGTGCCAACGTGCGTATCATTCCCAAGTTTGAGATCACCTACTCTGCAAAGGGTATCTGCCTGGTGCCTATGACACTCAAATATCAGTCAGAGCTGATGGCGGATGAATCATTCAATGACCCCACCAAGACAACAGCGTAACCGATCCCGAAAATGAACCAGGAAAGCCTCCTATCCCACCCCAGGATGGGGGGCTTAATTTTCACTACTATGGATAAAGAAAGCAACCAGATACAACCAACGGAACTCAACCGCCAGCAACGCCTGGAGGTGGAGGAGAAAGCCATTGATGCCCTCTTACAGATGGGTGTTAAATTTACTGTGCCTCTGAAAATTTACCCAGTAAAACCTCCCAGGTTTATCCGCTGGTGGAATAAGAAATTCCCTAAGAAAGCAAGGATCTGGAGGGATAAACGCATTCCCAAAGGTTGGGATGTTACGGAGGCAGATGTGCCCAATGTGGAGAAAACAACGATGGAGCATATCTATCAGAGGAATTTCTATATCAAACCGCTCTATCTGGGAACTATTGACTATCTGCGAAAGCTATATATCCAGATAGAATATGATGAGGAGGCGATCCAGGATCAACCGATCCAGGAGAGCAAAAAGCTCTTTAAGTATATCCCCCTCATGGCGGAGATTGCTGCCGTTGCAGTCATTAACGATCCCTCCGTGATCAAACCCAACTCCGAGGTGAAAACGCTCCAGAAGTTCTTTATTGAGCACCTTACAGTAACCAGGCTGAAAAGGCTGGCGGATGTAATAAGCCAGATGATGAATCCAGGGGGTTTTACCTCCTCTATCAGATCAATCGTAGAGATGGGAACGACCAAGCCGAAAGAGAACAGAGCGGATCTGATAGAGTAAGGGGGCTATGTAGCCCCTGGGGGTATCGTGGGGAGATCCTAAAGCAGTTTGGATGGACTTACGATTATTTGCTCTGGGGGATCTCCTGGTTGAACGTGCAAACTATGTTAGCCGATCTACTAAGACCAGCGGAGATCCAGACTGATGAGAACGGACAACCGATCAAACAAGAGAAAATTATTCACAGAGAGCTAAAAACAAAAGATGATATTAAAAACTATATCAAAGGCATAATATAATGGAAAATATAGACGGTGCTTTAGCTTTTAGGGCTACTCTGGATATAGACGATTTCAACGTGTCTGCACAAGCGATGGAGAATAGGATCAGAGATTTCTCCAGCAACGCTATAGGGGAGGTTGAAAGCGTTGAGGATGTATTTCAATCCTTTGCTCAAAGAGCTGGTGAATACATATCCTACTATATGGTAGGTCAAGGTATGATGGGATTGCTCAATAGCATTGTGCAAGTGCAAGGACAATTCCAGCAGTTAGAGATTGCGTTTGAAACCATGCTGGGGAGCCAGAGCAAAGCCAAAACGCTCATGGATCAGATGGTGGAAACGGCAGCTAAGACACCGTTTGATCTTATGGGTGTTGCCGAGGGCGCAAAGCAGCTCATGGCTTATGGCGTTTCTGCTGATAAGGTAAATGATACGCTGGTAAGGCTGGGTAATATCGCCTCTGGACTTTCTATCCCACTCAATGATATAGTTTATCTCTATGGTACCACAATGGTACAAGGTAGGCTCTATGCCCAGGATGTAAGGCAATTCACTGGTAGGGGTATTCCTCTGGTGAAAGAGCTGGCGGAGAAATATGGTGTTACAGCCGATAAAATCAATGAGATGGTATCGGCTGGTAAGATCGGTTTCCCAGAGGTTGAGGAGGTACTTAACAAAATGACTGATGCTGGAGGTCAATTCTACAACCTCATGGAGAAACAATCCGCCTCTCTCACTGGTCAGATCGCCAACCTGGAGGATGCCTGGGACACAGCTCTAAATGGTTTGGGTGAAAAGGGAGAGGGAGTATTCTCAACAGCGATCAGCAGTGCTACATACCTGGTAGAACACATGGAGGATATTCTGCGTGTGCTTTCTGCTGTAACTGTAGCCTACGGATCCTATAAGGCTGCTGTGGTGCTCCAGACACTTGTAACAAAAGGCTACACTGGTGTTGCCCTCATAGACAATACAGCCAGATCCGCAAAGCTGGCTCTGCTGAAACTGGATGCCACTCTCACTGGTAGAGCAGCAGCCCAGACTAAGGCTATGACAGCAGCGGAGGAGGCTCACGTTGCAGCCCTCCAACAACAGCTCACAGCAGAGGAGAATGCTAACCTGGTAAAACAGCTCCGAATAAACACGATTCAGCAACTCCTCACAGCACAACAGCAAGAGTATCTAAGCAATCTCAATATCACTGCCTCAAATGCGAATTATGAGGCGGTGGTGATGGGTGTGCTCTCCGTTGAGCAAAGGGAGGCATTGAGCAAGCTGGATCTCTCCTCTAAGAGTGTGATCTATCGTGCTGCTCTGGAGCAAGAGGGGGCAGCTAAGGTTTCCAATCAGAATGCCACGCTCAATGCAATGCGTATCAGTGTCAAGGAGGCTGCTGCCAAACTCCAGCAAGCCAAAACCACTGCCATAGCATCAACCCAGGCGGTTGAGGCAGCCAGATATGAGGTGTACTGGGCTAAACAGTCTGGCGATGCAACCAGGATCGCTACAGCAGAGAAAAAGCTGGCTGGAGCCATAGATAACCAGACAATGACACGAAAGGCTGCACTGGCAGCCCAGACGGATTTCTACACCAAAAAGAAACAACTGGAAACCGCTGCTACAGTTCAAGGTAGATCCGCTGCCATAGCTGATGCTGCTGCCACACAAGCCCAGGCGGTAACTAAGGGATTGCTGGCTACAGCCACAAATAAGGCTACAGCAGCAATAAAAACGTTGTGGGCTGCGTGTTTGTCGAACCCTCTCACTGCCATTCTTTCACTGATCGGGTTGGTGGTAAGTGCTTTCATGCTCCTGGATGATACAGCCGATGATGCCTCAAAGAGCATGGATGCGTTTGGGGAAAGTGGGGAGAAACAAGCCTCACACCTCTCCGCCCTCTTTGGTGTACTCCAGGCTGGAGAAAAGGGTACCAAAACCTATTCTAAAGCCCTGGAGGAGGTAAACAAGGAGCTGGCAGAGCACAAACTGGCTCTCCTGGGAGAGGAAAGCACTCTCCAGGATATAGAGGATGCCCACAAACGTATTGAGGCTGCCATTAAGAAAGAGAATGCAGAACGCCAAAGGGCTAACACTCTCAATGCCCTTTCTGATGAATATGCTGCCAGCCTGGATAAGATTGGTGAAAAGATCCAGAAAGAGTTGGCAGAGGCACACCACTATGATGCAAACTGGGCATTATCGTTTGATAGTGATGATATACAGCAGAATGCTACAGCCCTGGCTGGTCAGATCCGAGGCGTGATTGAGGATAAGCTGCCAGAGATCGCAAATCTGGATCCGAGCAAAAAAGAGGAGGCGAAAACCAAACTCCGCAAGCAGATCACAGATATAATGGTTGCTGCTGGCATTGACAAATCACACGCCCAGTTTATCACGGATTACTCCTGGCTGGATGATATGTTTTATGATGTTTTCTCCGAAAATGGAGGTATCATAGACCAGGCGATCCAGGCAAGAGAGGCGTTTGACAGTCAAACCGAGGCTGCCAACAGAGCTGCTGATGCCATTAGGGATGCCTCTAACGCAGAGTTAGGGCTGGGTGATAGTGCAGAGGAAATGATCCCCAAAGTGGATCTCTCCAAATTCTCTCTGGAGGAGTTGCACGATATGGCAAGTAAACTGGATGGTAAAGAGGTTGGTCTGGATATTAAGGTTTATGGCTATGCAGATGCAATGCAGATGTTAGCCGATATAAACGCTCAAATCACTGGCAAACAGAATAACCTCAATACCGAGAATGGCATTAACTCCGAGATTAGCAACCTCAAAAAGCTCCGAGGGGAGGCAGAACTGGGGAGCCAGAAATGGAAAGAGTATAACGATCAGATAACCACTCTGGAAAAGAAACTCTCCACCGCTACTGGCAAAGGTGGTAAGGGTGGCGGTCGTTCTGGTGCCAATGATGCTGCCAGGAACGCTGAAACCTTACTCCAGAAACAACTGGAGGCTGCAAAACGTCTGGAGGAGGCAAGGATCGCTATCATGGAGGAGGGCTATGAGAAAAGAAAAGCTACTCTGGATCTCCAGCATAAAGATCAGCTCCAGCGAATTGATAAGGAGGAAAAGGAGCTTACCTCTGCCAGGGAAAAAGCTGGCAAGGGTGGGCTATCCCAGGACGAGAAAAACGGTTTTGCGGAAATGAGATCTCTGGCAGACCAAAGCTATCAGAGAGATCAGCAGAATCTCCTTATTGCGGAGATCGCTGAAAAGAAAAAACAGTATCAACTCTACTGGAAATGGGTTGAAAATATGGGCAAGGATGTGGCGGATAAACAGTTTGCCACATTGCTAACCAGTGGAGCCTCATACAAAGAATATCTGGAGAAACAGATCAAGGCTCTCCAGGATAGACAAGCCTCTGGGCAATCTCTCACTGATGGGGAGCAACAGCAACTTTTTACCCTGGATCTCCAAGTTAAGGAGATCTCTGGGGCTAAATCAAACATGGATCTTTTCAGAGAGAGTGTAACCAGAACGATCAACCAGGCTCAAACCCTGGCTGAAAAGTTGGAGGCTATTGCTAAGGCAAAGGAGCAACTGGCAAACGGATCCTCTGGGCTTGTGTCGGAGGATGATATTGCTGCTGCCAACCTTTTCCTATCCCAGGAGGATGAAAAGAACCAGCAAGAGATTGAGGATCGTGTGCTCACTCAATTCCGAACATTTGAGGAGCAGAAAGCCTCTATCCAGAATGAGTATGCCCTTTTGAGGGCGGAGGCTCAACGGCTCAATGATGAGGAGAGGATCAAGCAGATCAACCGTGCCGAAAGTGAGGCATTATCAGCTCTCAACTCCTCTTTCCTCATGCAATCCGATAGCTGGAAAAACCTCTTTACCGATCTGGATGCCCTTACGGTTGAGGAGATTGATAAGCTGGTAAGAGAGATCCAGGATAAGCTCAACACAGCCGATCTGAAACTCAATCCAGCCGATCTGAAAGCCGTTTTGGATAAGCTGGAGGAGGCTAAGGGAAAGATTCTGGATGTTAATCCGTTCAAGGCTCTGGGCAACGCTCTCACAGATGTATTCAAGAAACAGAAAGATGGATCCAAAAAGACCTCAAAGCAGATCAAAACCGACTGGAAAAACCTCTCAAAAGCAACAGAGGCGTGTTTCGACTTTATCAAAGATGCGATAGCTAATTGTAGTGTGCTGGATGATCTCCTGGGTGATTCTGGCAAGGCTACAATGGATATGGTCATGGGTGTTGCCCAGGCTGGTATTGCTATGTCTGCTGCTATCAAATCAGCAGAGAAAGGATCCATTATCCTTACGGCTATCTCAATCGCACTCCAGGCTATCAGTTGGATTGCTGGGCTATTCAACAATGATGATAAGCTGGAGAAAAGGATCCAGAATATCCAGAGAAACATTGATGCCCTTTCCAACTCCTTTGATCGCCTACAACACGCAGCGGATCAGACCTACTGGGTGTTTTCAGCAGAGGAGAAAGATGCTCACGAAAAGAGGCTCAATGCTATCCGTGATCAGATTGCAGCCCTGGAGCAGCAAGCCGTTGTTGCAAGGCAGAGCTGGAATTTCGTTGAGTATGCCAGACTGACTAAACAGATCAAGGAGTTGAAATATGCCCTGGAGAAAGAGAATGCCAAAGGAGATATGTTCCAGCTCTATGAACTCCAGAAACAGAACCTCAAAGAGCAACAAGTGCTCATTCAGCAGCAGATCCAAGCGGAAAAGAATAAAAAGAAAACCGACAAGGATAAGATTGCTGAATGGGAGGAGGCTATCAAGGATATTGATACCCAGTTGGAGGATATGGAAAGGAGCATGATGGAAACTCTGGCTGGCACCGACACAAAATCTGCCATAGATGAGTTTGCTGATGCCCTGGTTGAGGCTTACTGCCAGGGAGAGGATGCAGCAGAGGCTCTGGGGCAAAAGACTAAGGAGGTGCTTAAAAATGCCGTTGTGGAGGCTCTGAAAAGGCAACTCCTGGCAAAAGCCATAGATGAGGCTATACAATTCCTGGGTGAAGCTATGGAGGATGGCACTCTGGATCCCTGGGAAAAGTCAAAGTTTGAGGCTATGGTGAATGCTGCTGGCGATAGATTCAACGCAGCCATGGAGGGCATTGGCGATTGGATCAAGGATATGGATGCTGTAGCCGAAAAAGAGGATGATCCTCTCACTGGAGCGATCAAGGGCATGAGTGAACAAACAGCAGATGTGCTGGCTGGTAGAGCAAATGCCATAGTGATCAACCAGAGCGAGATGATAATGATCGGTCGCTCCGCTCTGGAGTATCAATCCCAGATCGCTGCCAACACCAGGGCAACGGCTGAAAAGCTGGATGAGATCCACACCACATTAAAGCAATTAGAGAACACTAACCCTCTGCTATCGCAGGGCATATCATAAAGCTATGAATCTGATAAACCAACTCAAAGAGGATGGCACAGCCAAAGGGCTATGCCGAATGTGGAGGATGAAACTCCAGCCAGATCTCTCCGTGGAGGAACTGGCAAAACTCTACATTGATGGGATTGATTTCTGTATCTCCGAGGACTATCCCACACTGGATTTTTTGCGAGATCATTTCAAGGGATCATGTGAGCCTTATGGTGTGTTCGTGGATGATGAGGTGTCGGAACACAACACCCCAGATGTGGTGCTCAATGGTTACTGCAAAGCGATCCTGGAGTATGATGGCTACACCGTTTCCAGGATCTATGCAAGACACAATACCCAGGGAGCCGTGAATGTGTCCGATAATGCCATTGTAACAGTGGATGCCTTTGATAATTCTAACCTGGTAATTGCCGTGGCTGGTAGTGATGCCCAGGTAATAGTGAATATATATGGGAATGCCAGAGTTGAGGCTATCGGCTCTGGGATCGAGATTAAAAAACATAATAAAACCACCTATTGATATGATAGATAAATCTCTCATTCTGCATTTGCCTTTCCATGATCCAGACGGATCAAAGGCATACGACTATTCCCAGAGCAGAGCCGATGCTGATCTCTCTGGAGATGCCAAACTCATTAAGGATGCCGATGCTGGCAAGGCTCTCTCCATAAAAGGAGTGGGAGAGGCGATCACGGCTAAGGCAATCCCTTTCAACACAGATTTCACCCTCACAATCAATATCAAAACTCCTCACAATAGGATCGGCTGGGTGTTAAATTCACCTGGTGTAGAAAAGTTTATTGAGCGGTGGATCTCCGTGGCTCCCAATCGCAGAGAGTTTCTGGCTTTCGTTAAGTCTGGCAATAGTTTCACTGTGTATCGCAACAAGGAGGTTGTGTTTGTCGGAACGATCTCTGGCACACCCAACGGCTTTGCATTGTGCGATGATGATCTCATTGAAACTAATGTGATCATAGATGATGTGCAACTCTATAACCGTGCCCTCAAAGAGAAAGAGGTGCTGATGATCCAGGGCGCAAATGATGATGTTGAGTATTTTCTTGACGGATTCAATTTCAAGGAGTATGGCGTGGAGGTGTCAGCATCTAAGGGGCTGGTGGATCGCCTGGCTCGTAAAGAAACCCTCACAGCCGAATGGGATAACTACCACGGCATAGTAAGGGATAAGAAACGCCCCAGATTCAAAGAGCGTACAATCGTGCTGGATTGCTTTATCTATGCCTCCAGCAGAACCGCCTTTGTGGAGTGGGTACAGCGTTTCTTCTCGCTGTTTGATGCTCCAGGAAACCACCGTTTCAAGTGTGTGCCACACCTCAAAACTAAACCCCTGGTTTATGAGGTGGAGTTGCATGATGGTGTAAGCGTGGAGAAAACCTGGGGGCATTACAATGATGAACTGATGGTGGGCACGTTCCAGATCACGCTGGTTGAGGATGAGCCAGTGAAACGTGTGTTGAGGCACATTGGAACAACTGCAAACACAGTAGCCTCAATCACGGTAACATCTACCAAGTATCTCAACATCTACTGGGGTGATGGATCCCACACCTACAATGTGGCTGGCAACCAGAAAACGGTTGAGCACACCTATGAGGAGCCAGGGGAGTATGATATTATTATCTCTGGCGTGATTGAGGATATTGAGGAATTTTCTACTAACGCTATTATAGTATGGGAGATTTTGAAATAATCAAGCGAACTGGAGAAAGGATCCCTCTTTTCTCCAGGGAGCCTTTTTGTACGGTTAAGAGTGCCACATTAACATCCGCTCTTATGGGCGATGATAATGTGCAACTCTCAATCGTGTCCTCCAAGTGTATCACCTTTGGAAAGGGTGATAAGATCGTGATCGGTGGAAATGAATACACCATTCGCACCACTGTAAACCGAGATGAGATCTCAGAGGATTACTATAAGCATGATGCTGTTTTCTATGGCGTTATGTATGAGCTTATGAAAACCCAGTATCGTGATTGTGATGCCAATGGCAAATCAACACGATCAACCTTTGATCTCACATACTCTATCAAGGATTTTGTTAAGGTGATTATCTATAATCTTAACAGAGATTATCCTGGCTTATGGAAATTCGATGAGGATAATTGCCCAGATACGGATCCGATTACCATTCAGTTTTCAAAACAGAACTGCCTCCAGGTGCTCCAGTCGCTCTGTGGCGATAGCAATTTCAAGCTGGAGTTTAAGATCTCCCAGGCGGAGGGTGTCCGAACTATCCATATAGGAAAGTTTGGGGCTAAGATCGTGCCTCCTGGTGGAAACGCTTTCTTTGAGTGGGGTAAGGGTAACGGTCTATACAACCTCAAAGAGGAAAAGGTTGATGATAAATCAATCAAAACAAGGCTCTGGGTAGAAGGTGGCACTACCAATATCCGTGCTGATTATCGCAACTACTCTGAAAGATTACAACTCCCTTTCCCCAGGCGTTTGAACAAAAACAAACATACCCTGGCGGATGGTACCGTTATTGAGCCAGAGAGTGAAATGATCGGCATTCACAATGATAACGATCGTTTCATAGAGGATGGAGATCTCCGTGATGCCCTGGGGAGTGATGAAGATACAGCCCAGTATGATAACATCTATCCCAGGCGAACTGGAGAGATCACAGCTCTGATGGAGGGCGATATAAATTCATTCGTAGATGATACGATGGATTTTGACCTTACGGAGAAAGATGCCAATGGCACCAAGTGGCTGATCAATGATGTGGCTGCAAAGATCAATTTCATCTCTGGATTGCTGGCTGGGCAACAGTTTGAGCTTTCAGCTTACGATCACTCCAGCAAAACATTCACGCTCAAACCCTACACAGACAACCGAGGGCTAACGATCCCCACCGTTGATACAGAGGCTTACCGCTTTCGTGCTGGCGATAAGTACACGATCACAGAGATCAATCTGCCTAAATCCTATGAGGATGATGCAGAGGAGGATCTATGGTATGCTGGCAAGGAGGATTTTGATAATATGAAACAAGCCAGGGCGCAATATAAGCTAACCCTGGATAGGCAGTATCTCATCGATAACACTCCAGATGATGCAGATACCTCCGTTTTCAATGTGGGTGATTATGTGCCTATTAAGGATGAGCGTTTTGGTATTGAAAAGAGCATAAGGATCCAGAAAGTAGTTAGAAACCTACTCCTGGAGCAAGATTACTCCCTAACGCTCTCCGATACAACAGCCATATCCATTATCGCCCAGACGGTGGTAGATGTGGCGAACCATGAGCAAGTTATTGTAAACAACCGCCTCCGAGATCTCAACAAAGCCAGGAGGGGATGGCGTACAACCGAGGATCTAAGAAACATGGTATATGATACCGATGGTTTCTTTGATGTGGATAACATACGCCCCAACTCCATTGATACCAATATGCTCACTGTAGGATCCAAGAGCCAGCAGTTTGTGCTTACAGATGTGATCCTCCAGGCTAATGTGGGCGGTCTGCCTAACCGCTTTGATGCCTCCGCTGGTCTGCTTTCGCACCTTACGATCAATGATGATGAGATCATGCACTGGAATATGGGAGCCAGTGAGTTTACTCTGGGTAGCCCTGGCGGATATTATCTGTTTGCCAAGTGCTCAAAGAAAAGCTCCGAGGGTGTCTGGTATCTAACACAGAAACAGCTCCGCTTTGAGCCAGAGGATGATCCCAACAACTACTATTTCCAGGTAGGTATTCTATCTCCGCTCCGAGAAGGAGATAATTTCCGTGATTTCGTAACCACATACGGCTTTACCAGAATCAACGGCAATACCATTACCACTGGTAGGATCGTTACCAGTGATGGAGAGTGCTATCTGGATCTGGATGGCAACCGCTTTAGGATCGGTGATGCAGCCAGCAGTATTGACTGGAATGTGACTGCAAGAAACAGAATCACACTCCGAAATGTGAGTGTTGTATCTGGCAGTGGCGATACCTCCGAGCTGGGCGTTTTCCGTGGCACCTACAACCCCGACTATATCTACTACAAAGGTGATGAGGTGCTTTACACTGTGAACGGAGAAACTTGTACCTATCGCTATATCAATAACGAACCCTCCAGGGGTAACGCTCCCACAAATTCCGCTTTCTGGAGTGTTGTGGCTAAGGGTGCTCCAGGAGAGCAAGGAAACTCTATCTACTACACCTACCATGACAGCCAGACAAAGCCAAAGAAACCAACTGGAAATGGCATATCTGACGGATGGCACACAACATCCACCGATGCTGTTATCTGGATGTCGATCAAGTCTGCCAAGAACATTGAATCTGGCACCTGGGGAGAGCCTATTCGAGTGAGAGGTGCTGATGGTACCAGTATTACGATCAAGGGATCAACTGACAGCGTTTCCAAACTGCCTATGACAGGGAACACCCAGGGAGATGCCTATATCATAGGCGATAATCTCTATATCTGGGATGGTATCAACTGGCAGAATGTCGGACAGATCAAGGGTGAAGATGGCAAGAGTAGCTATCTCCATTTGAAATACTCCGATGATGGGGGTAAAACATTCACGGCTGGCAATGGTGAAACACCTGGGCGGTGGATGGGTACACTGGTGGATCAGAACCCCACCGATAACGACAACCCAACGGATTACAAGTGGAGCGACACAAAGGGAGAGCGTGGTACACCTGGTGAACCTGGAGAGGACGGGCGCACAACCTATCTGCATATCAAGTATTCAAACGATAGCGGATTGTCGTTCACTGCAAACAACGGAGAGGATCCTGGCAGTTATATCGGACAATACACCGACTTTGAGGAGTTTGATAGTAGCAATCCCCAGGATTACACCTGGAGCCTCATAAGGGGCGGTGCTGGTATCGGTGGAGCTGATGCTGCTGCTGGAGAATACTATGAGTATCGCTATGCAAAGAACGGATCAACCCTGGAGCCTCCTACTCTGGATCCCACCGAGCTAAACCCTACTGGCTGGAGTAAAACCATGCCCTCTGTTGAGGCTATGGAATATGTCTGGTGTACTATGGCTAAAAAATTTGGTCTGGTGGATCGGACAAAGTTTCATATTCCAGTGAATGAGGGTGATGCTTTCGGATTGTGTGCTGATACCTCTGGCAATGGCTATAATGCCAGGCTGAATGGTGATGCTGATGTTATCAAAGATGGATCCAGGTATGCAATGGATCTTTCAGAGGGAGCTGATGCAAGGATCCCCTATGATCTGCCTTTCGGTCAAACATTCACTCTATGTTTCTGGATCAAGACAGATCGCAAGGAATTAACCTGGTTGCTCAATGGTTTCAATGGGCGAGATTATACCGAGAATCAGATCCCTATGGAGCCTAACACCTGGATCCACCTGGCATTCCGTTTCAATGACAGATCTGTTACCATCTATAAGAATGGCGTTTTCCTCCATGCTGGCAGTGTGAATGAGCAAGTTGTGGGATGGTGTATCTATGATGATAATATGTTTGGGTCCAAGCTCTATTTTGATGAGATCCGTTTGCTCATGGGTGCTCTCCCAGTGTCGGATATTGTTGCTGTGATGAATGGCAACGTGGATAAGCTCATACAGAATTGGAGTGTGCCGATCCGAGTAAACCCCTACGATGGCAAGGATGGCAAACCAGGAAACAGTGTTGTGAGTGCTGATGTTGAGTATGCCCAGAGCCAATCAAATAGCGTGGCTCCCACTACTGGCTGGCAGACTGACGCACCAGCCTGGAAAGATGGGTGGTATATCTGGAGCAGAACTAAGATTATGTATTCGGATGATACATCCACCTACACCAAAGCTGCTTGTATCACTGGAGGAACTGGTGGCACTGGTATAGGCGTTAAATCAATCGTTGAGGAATACTACCTATCCACCTCTGCAACCTCTCTGCTTAATGGATCCTGGAGCACGGTACGCCCCACCTGGCAGAGTGGCAGATACATCTGGACACGATCGGTTATCACCTATACCAACGGCACATCCACCACAACGGCTGCAATCTGTGTTTCTGGCGATAAGGGTGATAAGGGAGATAAAGGCGATAAGGGAGATAAAGGATCAAAGGGAGATAGCCCAGTGCTTGTTTTCCGTGGAGCCTACAGCAGCAATAAAACCTACTATGGCAATTCACAACGCCTGGATGCTGTAAAGTATAACAATATATACTACATAGCCAGGGTTGATGCTGGAGAGTTTTCTAATGTCGCTCCCACAAGCACCTCCAAATGGAATACGTTTGGGGCACAGTTTGAAACGATCGCCACAAACCTACTCTTGGCAGAGGGCGCAAATATCGGTGATTGGTTTATGTCTGGAGGTAAGATTGTATCAACCCTCTCTGGCTCAAATAAGATCACCCTGGATGCGTCAATGGCTCAAATCCTCATAGAGAGTGCCAATGATGGCGGTGGCTATTCAATGAATAACTTTGGCACGATCATAAAGCTGAATGCAAATGAGGGCTTGCTGGAGGTGAAAGCCAAAAACGCTCCCTCATATTCAACTGGTGTGGCATACCTAACCCCCAATGGCATCTTTGCAAACCTGGCTGGAACCAATGCTATGCCAGCATCCACTGGATATACGCACCGAGGGGCTATTGTCGGTCTGGGCTTTGCCAACGTAGCCAAAAACACTTGGGCGGTCAATTCTGATGATACCATTATCGCTGGTGTCTATGGTAGAGCCTCCAACTCTGGGACTGCACCAGCATACGGAGGATTCTTTTATGATCTCTATGCTGGAGGTCTGACACTGGGCAGAAAGGCTATCTCTGGAACAAAGCAGACTGTGTATCTCAATGCCTCTGATACAATGATCATAGGCTATACCTCTGATACCTCTATTGTCTATCTGCCAGCCAGCCCTAAAGAGGGGCAAGTGGTATTCGTTAAACAGTGGTGTAAAGGCACTATGAGGGTACGCCCCAGGACTGGGCATCATATCTATGATGATGATTCTGAAAATGAGTATTACGATTTTGGCTGTGGTCAAGGAGGAATGTTTGTTTTCACGATCGGCTATATCACCTCTGGAAACACCACAACCAAAACAGAAACGTGGCTGGTAAGTCGCTGGAAATTCTAACAATATGATTGAATACGGATTTATTGAGAATGGCTATCTAAGAGTGAAAGCCCTGGAGCCTATCACATTCCAGAATAAGAACCCCGAAACTGGGGAGCTGGAAACAAAGGTTATCACCGTGGAGGATCAGATCAAGGATCTGCCTCCAGGGTGGAAACCCCTGGATCGGATTGATGATGAAAAGATCCGCCAGGCGGAGGATGGTTACATGGTAAGTGCCATTCCTTATGATGCTGGAGATCGGATTTCATATCATTATGAGGTTATGCCCGATTTCCAGGCTATGAGAGTAAAGATTGCGGATCTGAAAGCCCAGCTCACAGATTCCGATTACAAGGTGATCAAGTGCCATGAGGCTCTGTTGATCGGTGCTCCTATGCCCTATGATGTGGTGGAATTGCACACCTCCAGACAAGAGATAAGAGATAAGATCAACGCCCTGGAAACGATCCTGGAAAACATGATGAATATATGAGCTGGATAACTGAAAGCAATCGTATGAAACATTTTGGGTATGCGATTCCGTGTGCCCTGGTGTTCACAATTCTCTTTGTCGCTGGGCTGGCAGCTGGCATGGAGTTTAAGGATCGTGCTCATGGTGGAGCCTGGGATTGGCTGGATCTCCTGGCAACGCTGTTGGGCGGTCTGGTGGGTCAGATTATCCAGGCATTTATACTGTTTCTTATATGGAAAGGAGGTGCTGTATAATAAACTATTTCACATAGGCAAGTTTTTGCCATAATATGTGTTCAAGAAACACATATTTTTGTTATCTTTGCAGTCGGAATTAACCAAGTAAATAAATGGATAAAACAATGTATAGCCTACGGATCCTCTCAAAGGGTTTCAACTTGGGAGGAGTTCCGTTTTCCGTGTTTGTCCGACCCAAAAAGGCAATCATGGAAACCAACATTCTGCTGGATTGTAAACTCATTTGCGATCAGCAGAGTGGAGCGTTCCCAGTGCCGTTAGGGGATTGAACTCCTGGAGCGATAGCAAGTATCTCCCCAAATGCTATTTCTCTGGATGATTATGAGATCTATTGGGGAGCTGGAGAAACAACCAAATAAACCGATACAAATATGAGTTTAATACTCGGATCTGGAAACACCAAACCCCAATACCCCTATGATATGTGGTATGGCGTGGAGGGCGATTTTACCAGTAAAGATAGCAACCTCAAAAGGGTTGGCAACATGGATATGCATAGGACTTTGCCGATCCAGTCAAAGTTAAAGCGATTCGTTGAAAATGCGGATGGCTCTGTGAAATACTATCTCCATCAGAACGATTCCCGAAGGAAAGATTCTGGTGCAAACGCTATCATTGATAGCACCGATGGAAACGTGATGCTGGAAATCCCCAGCTACTATGTTAAGGTTGAGATCCAGGGCACCAAGTGGATCTATGCCATTTCTGAATATCCGCTGCCAGGTTTCGTAAAGATGGAGCGCAAAGCAATCTCCCCCTGGTATGGTACTGTGGATCTTGACACCAACACCGCTATCTCTGGATGTTTCCTCCTCTGGAATGGTGATGAGATCGCCAGGGATGAAAACGGTTTTGTGAAACTATCCCCAAACGCTGCTCGTTACCGTGGCGGATCTGGCAATGGTGATTCTGGTAGGGATGGCACTGCCAGCTCAATGCTGGGCATGGCTCGTACATCTATCAACAAAGCAAATGTACACCCCCTCTGTAAGAATGGCACTCATATCGGAGCATATCGCCCTTACAACCAGATCGCATGGCTACAGAGAATAGAATATGCCTCGCTACACAGCCAGGCTACATTCAATGCCACTCTCACTGCTGATGGTTTCCACCAGGGCGGTTTGGGATCTGGTTGTGCTGTGAATGGAACGGAGTGGAATACCTGGGGCGGTTACAAGCCGTTTGTGCCTAACGGCGTCACTGCAATTCTCGGTAACAACACAGGCAAGGTTTTATACACTATCAAGGGCTGGACTGGTGGCGATAAGGTTGTGCAAGTTACATCCTATCGTGGTCTGGAGGCTCCTTTTGAATATCTCTGGCTCCTGGCTGATGATATTCTGGTGTGGAATAAGGAGGATACCATTGTGGCTTACCTCTGTGAGGATCCCACAAAGTTCACCTCCCACTCCGATTCAGCAGCAACCGCTCCCGATGGCTATAGCCCGATCGCAAACCTCCCGATGAGATCTGGCTATATCAACACCAACTCATTCTCCTCAAAGGGTTACTCATTCCCAGATGATACCACTGGAGCTGGTTTAACTACTGGTTTCTGTGATTATTTCTGGACTACCTATAATAATGCAACCCCAGGCAGAGGCTGGTTTGGTGCCCTGCTCGCTGCTGGTGCGTTTGATGGTGCGGGTGCGGGTTTCGGTTGTCTGAGTACGACTAATCGCTCCTCGGCTGCGAGTGCGTACATTGGGTTCCGCTTGTGCCGTTTTTGACGGACTGCAAAACTCGGAGCACGGAGCAACGAAAATAGTTCTTTGAAAAATCTATAAAAAGGTTGTGGCGGTTAGGGGTGCCCTGCTCGCTGCTGGTGCGAATAATGGTGCGAATGCGGGTTTCGGTTATCTGAATACGAATAATCGCTCCTCGAATGCGAATGCGAACATTGGGTTCCGCTTTTACCGTGGTTTCAATTTTATAAAGATACTGTTAACCGCCACAACCCTACCTCACAGAGGCTATCAGCATTGCTGGTAGTTGGTAAAATAATATAAGTTAGATCAGTGCAAGTAAGAAATTGAAAGCTCTGTTTTAGACCAACGGCACATGGCAATAGCAACTACCTATTACGCCTCATACAACGATTTTGAGGATTGTGGGATCTATATCGGGGATACTGGAAAGATCTTTGATTGCCCCTCAAAGAAACTCAAAAATGTGTATCACCTTATCTACTCCAGCGCAAATCTGGTGCATTCTCAATACACCGCCCAGAAAGGCAAAGGTGATAGATCGGAGATCAATAATTTCAATGAGAGCATTGTGGAAAATCTGCAATCTCTCTATGAAATGCTGGCTGATGAAACGTACATACCTGGGAAGTATAAGATCCGAAAGATCTATGATCCCAAAGAGAGGGAGCTTATGATTGCTCCATTCTTTCCAGACAGAATAATACACCACTGCATTATAAACGTGCTGGGACGTTTCTGGCAATCTCAATTCATTGGTAACACCTATGCTTGTATCAAAGGGCGTGGCGTTCACAAGTGTTTGGAGGATATGCACGAAGCTCTGATTCTGGATAGATCTGGCACTCGGTATTGCTTGAAAATTGACATACGCAAATTCTATGACAACATAGATCATGCTGCTCTAAAAGCTATAATCAGATTGAGGATTGCAGATGAACAGCTATTGCGACTGTTGGATAAGATCATTGATAGTAACGGTAAAGAAAAAGGTCTGCCTATCGGCAATTTCACCAGTCAATATCTGGCTAACCTATACCTGGCATATTTCGATCACTGGGTTAAGGAAACGCTGGTTAAAGTTGTTGAGAAAAAGTTTGGATGCAAATACTACTTTTTCAGATACATGGATGATATGGTGTTTCTCTGCTCTGATAAGGATGCACTCCATTATGTGCTTGACATGATAGGGCTATATTTGGGTGCTGAATTGAAAGTAGAGATCAAAGCCAACTGGCAGATATTCCCAGTCGATGATCGGAGTATTGACTATGTGGGTTTCAAAACCAACCATTGTGGAATACTGCTCCGCAAAGGTATTCTCAAAAGGTTCTACACAAAGTTCCACAAGGTGAGCCGTCAATATGAGATCAAAGATGAAACAGCGTTCAAACACCTCTTTCCATCTGAATATGGCTGGATAATCAGATGCTCGGAGGAACATAGTAAATTCATTTTTAACAACTGCATAAAAAATGGCAAACGATGTATTGACTACCAAGCTGCTGGCTAAGGAAAAGCCAGCGGTAATCGAAGATCTCAACAACGGTCAGCAAACCTTTCTCTACAACCACAATATCCAGGAGGTTCTGGTGGTGGAAAGCGAGATGGGGGGCGTGGAGATCACAACTGACAAAGAAAAGGCTACTGGCACTATGTATCAGTATGATTCCGTGCGTGTGGAATACCCCAGGACTGCCGATCACATTTTCGGCACACTGCTCCAGGCAAAATACCCCTCGGATCGTGAAAGCAAGCTGGTGAACGAATACCAGAGTGCAGAGCTGGGGATCCTGGCTCCCGATGCAAAGGTAGGATATGAAAATTTCCTCCGTGATCGTGTGGCTATCCGCAACATGGTTGATGCCGATTGTTCCACCCTTAATATCCCGATGGAGTTATGATGGAGGATGTAGAGGATTTCATGGAGGAGGATAATATCTCCTCCAGCGATCTCTTTGATTGCGAATACACCTCAATAGATGCCGTGATCAACCAGGTTACGGTGTTCACTGGGTGTATTGAGCGACAAACAGAGAATGGCACTCGTTTACTGGTGGCATACGGAGAGGGGATCAACCGATCTGCTTTCTATACCGACAGTAAGAAACTCCGTGATGCTTTCCTGGTTCCCAACCGCAAATATCCGATGAGAGCGGTTATCAAGGTTGTGAGCTATGGAAATATGTATGGATTCCGTCTTTTCTCTCCGAAAACAACAATCACAGAGGAGGATGAGGCGAATTTCGGATTCTACAAACGCACCAAAAACCGCAAATCACGATGACAGAGGATGTAACCACTATCGCCAGAGGTATCAGCGAGTTTGGAATGATGGCTATAACGGCTGCATTCTTTCTGATCTTATCGGCTGGGCTAATGGTTGCGTGTTTCAAATGGTTCAAAGCCACGATCAACGGAATGATCTCCGACAACAAAACTATAATGACAAACCTCCTGGATGAAACCAGGAAACAGAATGAGCAACTAACCGACATATCGGAGGGGTTGCGACCAGAAACACAGTTGCGGATCAAAAACACCTCTGGGGTGTACTTTGATTACGCTGTGGAAAAGGTCTGTAGGATCATTAAGAAAGTTAGGGAGGAAAACCACATAGTCGATCGTGATGCCACACGCAATAAGATCCACACTCTGATCCTTAACCTACATGAGGATCGTAACAGCCGTTTCGACTACTACACCTACAGAGGCAAACGCTTAACCAGCTACACCTCTCCAGAGTGGGTAACGTGGGTTGCAGAGGTTGTAGAGCTGGAGGTCTATGCCGAAAACATTAACAACAGCAGAGCATATACCAATGTGGCTGCTGTATATGAGAGAATAAAACTGGATTTTTACCATAAAATGAATCAGTGATGAAAATTTTAATTGACAATGGGCACGGAAACAACACCCCAGGCAAGTGCTCCCCCGATCAGTCGCTCCGTGAGTATGCCTATGCTCGTGAGATAGCTGGTAGGGTTGTGGATGCCCTCAAAGCAAAGGGGTATGATGCTGAAAAGCTGGTGCCCGAACTTACAGATGTGAGCCTGGCTGAACGTGCCAGGAGAGTAAATGAATGGTGTGGCAAGCTGGGAGCAAACAATGTTATCGTGGTTTCGATACACTGCAACGCTGCTGGCAATGGCTCCTGGATGGCTGCTGGCGGATGGTGTGCCTACACCAGCCCTGGGCAGACAAAAGCGGATCTGCTGGCAACTGCTCTCTATGATGCTGCGGAGGTTGCTCTGACAGATTATAAGGAGATTTTCCCAGTGCTCAAAACCAAAGGTGCGTATGGTGCCAACCAAAAGCCGATCAGAACGGATTATTCTGATGGAGATCCCGACTTTGAGGCTCGTTTCTACATTCTGATGAAAACCAAGTGCCCAGCGGTTCTTACAGAATCGCTCTTTCAAGACAACAAAGCTGATGTGGCGTTTCTCCTCTCTGATGAGGGCAAGGGGGCGATCACCCAGCTCCATGTTGAGGGCATAATAAACTATCTTAAACCTGGAGCGAAATGAAAGGATGGGTATATACGATAATCGGAGGGCTATGCCTTATAGTCCTATCCTTATGGGGCACGAATCGGAATCTCTCAAAAGAAAACGATCGCCTCCAGGGTAACAATGATGCTCTAATGGAGGAGGTAGTTACATATATGGATATAGCGGATCGCTCCGCTGCCTCCGTTCAAATGCTGGAGCTGAAAAAGTGTGAGCTGGAGAAAAACTACCAGGATATTTGCCAGAGAGCAAAGGATCTGGGGTTGCAAGTCAAACGACTGCAAGCAGCCAGCAAGACCGAAACCCAGACAAAGGTAGAGATCCAGACCATAGTAAGGGATAGCATTGTGTATAAAGATGGCATCCTGGATTCTCTCAAAAGGATAGAGTGGAGGGATCCCTGGGTACAAGTTGAGGGCACGTTACATAAAGACAGCCTGGATCTCAATGTTTCCTCCGTTGATACCTTATACCAGTTTATCCACCGTGTACCTCACAAATTCTGGTTTATCAAATGGGGAACTAAAGCTATCCGCCAGGAGATCTCCTCCAGCAACCCACACACAAAGATCATCTGTACCGAATACATAGAGCTGAAAAAGAAAAAGTAATTCTCATAATAAATGCTTTCTTAGAATAATTGGAGCCGTGTTTGCCGTGAGGTGTCGCACGGCTTTTTCGTTGGTAAG